GTATGGGCAATAGAACAGTCCTGCATCATAAGGTGAACCACCTTTATAACCAACAACATAGTACTGATTGCTACCTTGAGCAAGACCAGAGTTGTTAGCTGCTAAGTTAGCAGAATATGGGTCAATGTAGACCTTGTACTTACCTTGGATAGTACCAGCAAATGTGTTACCAGTATCATCAACATTAAGGTTAGCATTAAGAGCAGGTGTGTAATCAAGTACACCAGCCATTGTCAATGCAGAAGCAACGTCTGCAGAGCACATGATAATGTTACCCTTTCCGCGACGTGTTCTTTGTGCGATTCTATTAGCATCTCTTTCTATCTGGAACAGAAGTCCTTTGAACTTCTCAACTGACCATCTACCATTAGAGTCAATGTCTAGGTCAAAAATACCAGCAGTTGCTGTGTTTTCTACAGCACCTTGCTCTGCAACCTTGTAGATAGTTCTGATAACTTCTCTGTTAATTTCAGCAAGTATCTCAGTACTAAGGATGTTAGCAAGTTCTGCCTCTGCATTAAGACCATGAATTGCCTTAAGGTCTTGAGCAAGCTCTAGTGAGTACTCAGCCTTGAGGGCTCTTGACTTAGCAGTAACAGTGACTTTCTCTATTGAGAATGCCATCTGGTTGAAGGCATCAGCAGCTACGCCACCTAATGCTTCTGACTCAGCAGTGGTCATTCCACCACCTACATTGTAGGCAACAGAACCAGCAGCACCAACAGTGCTTGTTGGGTTAAGAACAGATGGGTTACTACCTGATTGGTTAGTTGTACCAATACCAGCAGCCTTGTCTGCATTACCAGCACTTAGGTCATTACTAAAGTCTTGACCTGAGAATGCTGAGTTGACTTCATTGTAGAATGTCTCATCTCCACTCTGACCATTATACCTAGAGCGCATTGCAAAGATTAGTCCAGTAGGACCATTCATTGGTTGCACACCAGCAAGGTCATAAGCGACCAAGTTAGGCATTGAACGTCTAATCAATGAGATTAGAACTGGGTCGAAACCAGCAGTAGGACCAGCAGCAAGTGCACTACCACTAAAACCAGCTGGGTTACTACCAGCAGAGTTAGTAGGTACTACTTCATGAATATCTTGAACAGAGCCACTTTGGCCAAAAGACTGTTCGTCTCTTAAAAATTTTTCTTGGTTTTCTAACAGGACAGCGGTTACAGCTCTACGATGTGGATCTGTAATTTTGTCAACACCTTCTGCTTCAAGCAAAGGAGCCCACTTTTCCTGCAGATGTTCAGCATTGAACATTTGCGTTTACCTCTTGTTGTTTTGTTTGATTAAATTACTAAACTCATTTTTTAGCAACTGATTGCAATGTCTTGAGATATGCAGCCATTGAATTGGTTACATCAGGAGATGTATTATCTACTGTCTCAGAAATTGTTTCTCCAGTTGCTCTTGGAGTAGTACCTGGGAAATAAGATTCCTTAAGGGTCTCCAACTTGTTACGATATTGATCTTCACTTTCAAACTCTACACTTTCGGAAAGTGAGGCGAGCTTTTCTTTCTGAGTAGCAGCGAGGCCATCAGAAACAGATTCAAGAATACCATCAGCAACTGACTCAGCAAGTCTGCCGTTTAATGAAACATTCTTTTCTATCTGCTCGTTGAGCTTGGTCTCCATGTCATCTAGTTTTTCTACCATGCTTTCTAGCACATCATATTTGTCATCAGGGATTTCTACATAATGTTCTTCAAAAAGACCCTTCATTCCAGAAAGGAATGATTCAGTCATTTCAGTTTTAAGTCCGTGCTCAATAGCAAGTTCATTTTCAACGAACCACTCTTCAGAAACGTACTCAAGGTAAGAGTCAACTCTTTCTGCAAGTGCAGCCTTAGATGATTCTACCTCCTCTACAAGCTTCTCTTCATAAGCAGCTTGTAAATCCTCTTTAAGCTCAGCAACTTTAGAATTTAAAGCAGCCTCAAAGACTGTTTTTGCTTTTTCTTTAAACTCTTCAGATAACTCCTCTCCACCAAGGAGAGCATTGACATCAGCTTCAATGTCAATAGTTTCTTCTACTGTTTCTACTGTCTCTTCAACAGTAGGTTCTTCTGATACTATCTCACCTTGGAGATCTTCTTCCTCTTTTTTCATTGTAGGCATAGGATCAGCAGCTTTTGCTCCCTTATTAACTACATCGCTTACTGTTTTAATACGAGGTTCTCTCAGTTTAGCAGAATCATTATCTGGTTTATAGTTTTCTGGGGTAGGACCTCCAAGATCTTCTACTGAAGCTGATAATCCATCACCTGGATTCAGTTTCAATTTTTCCATTGGATCTCCTGCCTTTGCGTTAGCGTTAACAGGACCCTTGGATTGCTTAGTGCCTACTTCCATTTCTTGTAAATCTCCACGAGACATTTGTAAACCCTCTGATTACCGAGTACTTAAACTATATTTATTTAGATAACTTATAAGTTTGATAAGAAATCGTTAAATAGATTCAACTTATTTTCATCTAATTTCTTTTGATCAACTAAAGTGTTGATTGTTTTGTATGTTTTAGCAGCATACTTTTCACGAAGTATACCTCCATCCCATACCCAATCCTTTCCTTCCATAATACCTTCAACAAAGGCATCTGGTGCAGAAGGATCAGCAACTATATCAGCAGCAGTTGCTAACATGAAATCATCACTAACAACATTAATTCCTTCACGAGTTTGCTTCAGTGAACCAACTCCTCTTGAAGAAACACCTAACTTTACACCATCTTCAATAAGTGATGATGCAATTTTACCCATAGGGGTAGAGAGGATTTTTGCTTTTCCTATAAAATTAGAACCACTTTCTTTAAGTGAAACAATTTTATGAGAAACTCTATCAAGATTTACTTGGGGACCTTCTGGATGACCCAGTTCTCCAAGTGCCCTTCCTGATTGAACATGATTCTCATTATATCTAGAAACTTCTTTACGAAGAGTCTCCATAGGATACATACGACCATTTCTGTTCTTTATGTTTCCTTGAAGAAATACTCCTTCAATATAAAGTTGTTTTTTACCGCCTCTGCTTTCAACAATAAATTCAACAGATTCGATTTCTTCTCTAATGAGTTTCATTTAAGCTTCTCCAGTGACGTTAACTTGTTGAATAAAACATGTACCTGCTGTACCTGCATTTTGCCCTGCTCTTCCTCTTGCAGCAATTTTTAAAGATGCTCTAAGAAGTCCTCCATTAGGATCAAATTGAAGAGGAGCACCTGAAGTACCAGAATCAAAATCAACTGCAATTCTAGAACTAAAATAACCACCACTACCAGAACCAGTAAATACAGTTCTTACATGTTTGTTAACAATATTAGTAGTATAATAAGAATTACCTTCTGTCATAGTAACAAAATCACCTACACCAAAAGGAGATTGAGTTCCTTGTGCAAAATCAATTAATGTTGGATTACCTGTTGTTATTCCAGTTACTCTACCTGAAGCATTACTTATAGATAAAGTTTCTGAAGTTCCACCAGGAATTAATAAAGTGGTACTACTTGCAGTAGGATTTGTTCCTATAGCAACATGAGTATCACATGTACATGTTAATCTTACATACCTAGATAAAGGTGTGAATGGAGCAGAAGGAATAGAATGAGCAGTGCTCACACTTATTGTAGTTCCTGTTCCAACAACTGCTATAGCCATTCTATTTCTTAGTAATCATTTTATTTATTTATAATTATTCTTCACCCTCTGGTTCAGACTCTACTTCTCCCCTATCTATGCCAGCTATTGTATCAGAATAACCTTCTACATCTTTTTGTAATTGCTCTTCCTCTTCAGGAGTAGCTCCAAAAAGTGAAGCTGCTACTGCATCTTTATGAGCACCTATTTTATCAGCAGACTTTGCATAAAGCATATCTTTTATTTTATCACTGATGCCAGAAGCACTATCGTCCTGAGTCATCATATCCATTAATTCATCCATTGTTTTAAAATGCTTACAGTTTATTTATTAGATTTCTCCACCTTTAGGCATTTCTACCTCAACAGTTGAACCTGCAGACTCTGTATCTGGTTCCATAACAGGTTGTCCTAAGTCCATAGAAGTTGTAGAATCAACTTGAGTTGGGTCCATCATCATTGCTGGATCAGGTATTGTACCATCAGCAATTTCTTGCTTCATTAACTTATCTTGTTCAAGAATTTCCTCATCAGTTTGACGAAGAATCTTACGTCTTAGATAATCTTGTGAGAAGTATCTACCAACATATGGTTCAGCAG